ACTGATATCTCGTAGATACTCTCAGCGACTTCTGTGCCAGTTTTTTCTTGAGATACGGGAGTCCGTATTCCATTATTTTCACCTCTGATTTCTTTCAGCGCAGTTTTTTGAGCAGTGACGCGGTTGAAGTGCACGTTTACCTGTACAGGGGGTACCTCCCCCCTATGTCTGCCGCTCGTATATCGTTAATTCAACAGCCGAGCCGCTCCTATTGGAACGGCTCGGCTGTGTTATTAGGAAGTACATTTGCCCCTGACTTCTGTGGTGCGGAACTGCGGACGTGAACCGCGATACTTCTTGTACACGAAAATATCATATTCCGCATAAAGGGGAGAGTGGCGGTCGGAAGGGTGGAACCGACCGCTACAAAAGCAAAAAATGATGTGTAGAACAAAAGAAAGGAGACAACAATGAAAACCGTGGCGGAAATGCGGAGGCAACTGCGGAAGGATGTCGCGACCGCAGTATAAAGCCATGCCTCTTATTTCCGCCTGCTTTCATGCTCTTATCATATCACAAAAATTTTTCTATTTCACTATAATTTACTCTAATTTTTTCAGGAATTGAAATCTTTTTCAATCCTTCTGAGTGAAATTTAAAAATTGCTTGAGACGAATAACCCGTTTTTTCTTTGATTCCTTTAGCGATAAGCTCTCCTGTATCCTTATCATACTTACTTTTCCACGGCATATACAGTAGATAACGGTCTGTGAGCACCTCTTTTTGCATTTTATTTGAGAGTAAGCCGATAGTTCGCTCTATTTCAAAACGAGTATCGACAAGGAAGGCAATTATAGTATCCGTTTCTTCCTCGTAGCTACACACGTTAGCAATAGCCTCACCAAGTGCGTCATTGCTGTTATGTACACCGTTCCCCTCTGAATAATCAATACTTCTGCCGTAGAGACTGTCCCTGTGCTTTTTAGCCACTTCTTTCCGTCGCTGTACTGCTTTATCAACTTTGTACGCGAGCTCGAGATACTCTTTTGCTGTCACCTTACCACCTCCACGTAGTAAATATCCTGATTGAGTCCGCGCCGCTTGATGTATGCGAGTGCTTCAAGTCGGTCGCGAAACTCGAGTACCCGAAAGAGTGTCGTGTGTATGTAGGTGCCCGTCTGTGCGTTACGGATCCGGAAGTGAGCTCCGGGAGGGTCACTGAACATCTTCATCGTCCTTGTCCTCTCTTTCCGTTCTGCCTGCGCAGAAAGCGAAGCACATCGACAGGAAGGTCACGCACGCGCCGCAGAATGCTCCGGCGAAGAATATTGCAAAATTACTCATTCTTCACCCTCCTGTTCCATATGTCTCTTGCCTTTTCATACGTATCATAGGATTCTGTACGAATCAGGCACTCAGAGCAAAGAATCAGTTTCCGCGCTCCGTCGTAGTTCATCTGTGCCCTGCCGCCACAGAACGGGCATGGTTTCAGTTCTTTTTCAGCCATTAGTATTCACCTCGAAAAATCATATCTAACGCTATTTTCGCCATTGTTGTACATACACGCCGAAAGCAGATACGAGTACTATGATTGCATTTACAGCAATCGTAAAGAATTGTTTTCGCGAAATCCTCAACTGTTTTCATCGTCAGCCTTCCTCTGTCCGCACACCATTGTTGTACCACGTCAGCTCAAAGTCATCGGGAACATCTATCTCGAGGACGGTTGTGTATCCCTCGAAGCTGATACGCATATCCCAGTCAGGGAGGGACAGATCTTCGTCCTGCAAGCTGATACCGATATCCCAGGTGCCTGTGCCGTGTCTGTTGTACTGTCCAGTGATAACGAGTGCAGTTCCGTCAGCTTCGACGACACACTGAACGGGTTCCTCACTTGCCGCGTTATCAATGCTGTCGTTCGTCTCCGCGAACTCTCCGAACGTATCATCGCTATAGCCCATAAATTTAAGTGTTTTCATTTCCTTGCTCCTCCCTTATCCTCTGGATCTGCCTGTCAAGCTTCCGCAGTATCTCAGCATCGACCTTCTCGGCTCCGAGGTACAGCCGCATCTGACGACCCATAACGAGCACGTCTGCGACCTCGCTTATCAGATCGGATATCTTCTCGGCGTAGACCTCCGCGGAGCTGTCGGCAGCTCTCTCGACCTTGCAGACAGCCTTTATAGCTTCGGCGCACTCCTCGACGAATATCGCACGCTGCTGCCCGAAGGTGTAATTCGCGGTGATTAGCTCGAGCTTATCGTTCACGTTCTGCTGCTCTCTGAGTGTCCTGACCTCGATATCGTACTCGGATATCTGCCTGCACTCGTTCTCGTGCTTATCCCTAAGCTCAGCTATCTCCCTTCTCAGTCTCTTGATGTATGCCTCTATCTCAGGCTCGGTGAGCCATCTTCCGTCTATGTACATATTCTTTTCCTCCTTCGTTCTTTTCAGCGCTTTTTCAAACGCCTCTGATTCGTTGTAGGCGAGGTCTCTCGCCCAGCGTTCAGCTTCTGTCATCGTTTCTCTTCTCCCATTAGTATCTCAAATAAATCAGTGAGCGCAGGATCAACTTTCGTATACAAGTCGCCCTTTCCCTCGCAGACAGGACATACAGCCGGGACGTAGTGCTCGATCGTTCCACACTTCCAGCAGCGGTACCACTTTTCGTTGCCGTTCACCTTGCATAAATAAATCCGGATTTTCCACAAGCCGCCTCCTCAGAAATCGTTGATAACAAAGTCGTACTTGCTCGCGTCGAAGTCGCTCTTCTTGATTCCGTCCTTATCAAGCCACGATCGCAAGGTCGCTGCATAGTCCGAATACGGCCTGCCTTTGCTCTGGACGTAGTTGTCGACCTTCTGAATGTATGTCCTGATATTGTCCTCTCCGTAGTCCTGATTTAGTTTATTGATTTCATCATCAGACAAGAAAACATTCCCGTAGTCTCCTCGAGGGGTTCTTTCTTTAACCCTTTCTTTAAAATTTTCTTTCTTTTCTTTATAAGTAGGGTTGCCAATTTTGGCAATAGTAGTATTGCCATTTTCGGCAATAGTAGGGTTGCCAATTTTGGCAATAGTAGTATTGCCATTTTTGGCAACCGTTGCCATTTTTGGCAATAGCAAACTTGCACAATTATCAACAGCCCATTTTTCATAGTTTTTAACTATCGAAATTGTCTGCGGTTTCACTCCCTTGTTGGAATGAATCTCGATTATGTTCTTCGATGAGAGCCGTTTCAGTGCTCGAGAAATATGCTCGTTCCGCATTCCAATCGCAGTAGATATTTCAGAAAGAGAAATCTCTGAATACGTCCTGTTGAATCCGTAAGTCCTGCGGATAATATAAAGCAGTATCCGCATCTCGTTTCCCGATATATTGAGCCTGCATATCGCTTCAAGAAGCTCATTTGCTATCTTTGTATATCCGTTGCTAAGCTGCGGATTTGCCACAGTATCACCTCGCCTGATTCTGCGAAGGGACGGATACACCGCCCCTTACAGAAAGTATTCATCATTCTACGACTATCACTTCGCCTGCTTCGATAAGGTCAGCAAGTGCTGTTTTCAGGTAGTCCGCAACATTTCTGCGCGCCTGAAGCGTCCATGCACCGCCGTCAGCCTCATAGAGCGCGACGTATCCGCCCTCTGACAGACGCACAAGGAACTCACTCTCAGGCTGGTCGACCTCGTTGAATGTACGATAGGGCTTGAGCCTTACTATGGGGTTCACAACCTTGTTGTCCTTCATCGCTATACCCTTGCGAACGACTACCGTCTGCGTGAAGCCGTCGTCTGCGAGCATCGCACTGTTCTCCTCTGTGATAGTTCCGAGAAGCTGAACGAGATCCAGGAGTTGAGAAGTCTGCACGAATTTCGATTTCAGCGTTATCATCATCGTCTCATAGTCGAGCTTGCGGTTGAAAGGTATATCAATAAGTTCCGCACTAACTCTGTAAGGGATTTCACGCTGACGGTCGGTAAAGTTTATCGCTGAGTATACCGTTACTGATTCTTCGTCGTTTACGTCGATAAGGAGCGGACCGTTGAAGTTGTTATACTCTGCTTTGAGCGCATATATAAGTCCGTCAAGGGTATGGAATGTAAGTTCAGGAACCTTTGGCTCCTGAATGACGCGAAGCTGCTTGTCGGTGTATGTATATCCGTTTTTCTCGTGATAATTCGGAGCGCCGAGCTCCACGATCTTTTCAATTGCTGTTCTGTCCATTATCTCATACCTCCTGCAATTTTAAGAATTCTCGGTTCGCCCTGTGTTTCTCCGCTGAAGCTCTGCTGTCCCGGTATCTGCGGTGTCATCTCGACCGCCTGCACTTCGCCGGTAGTCGAGTCAGCACCTACGTAAAGTGTTGTCTGAATCGCGTTATTCGGAAGCAGCTTGCTCTTCGCAGTTGCTGTGATGACTACCGTCGAGCGGTCTGCACTCGGCGCAAAGTCCACCACCAGATTGAGCTGACGCTTTTTCTTCGCGTCGGTATTCGGGTCGAGGATATTATCGACTATCTTCCCGACCTCCATGTTGACCTGTTCCATGATGGCACCCTGCGCCATCTCGAGTATGCTTGATGTTTCGACCATTGTTTTTTCCTCCTTGTTATTTATGTCAGAACGGCATATCATCTTCGCTGAGAAGTTCCTCGTACTCTCCGAGGTCACCGTATGACATTTCCGTATTTTCGGGTGCAGACTGCTGCGGAACAGTCTGCTGCTTCGGCTGCTGGTAGGTCTGACCTCCGCCGCCGTTTTCATTCTTTCCGCCGACGAACTCGACATTGTCGACGAATACATCAGTTGTATAATGCGTTACATCGGGGTGATTTCTGTCCTGATATTTGCCAGTTCTGAGGCTCCCCTCAAGGGCAATCATCTTGCCCTTGCTGAAATAGCGTGAAACAAACTCCGCCGTCTGTCTCCATGCCTGACAAGTGATGAAATCTGCATCATACTCGCCTGTGTGCTCGTTCTTGAACTTCCTGTTCACCGCGACAGTAAACTTGCAGGAAGAAACGCCACTCGTCGTCTGGCGGAGCTCCGGATCCGCTGTGAGTCTGCCTAATAAAACTACCTTATTCATTCGCTTTCTTCTTCCTTTCTATGGCTTGAAATATCATCAATTCAAACTGAAAACGCTGAGCATCTGAAAGTATTCGTTCACCGAGCTTGCGCTTATATCGCTCATAATGCGGAAGAATTGCCGGGTGATTGATATTGATTTTATAGCCGTACTTGTTCGACTTAGCGAAAATACTGTCGTTATTTTCACCGAGCTTTCCGAGCTTCTCAGCGTCTTCCCAGGATAGCTTATTTCCCATATGCTACCTCCGAGGGGCGGTCTGCTTCTTGTAGTTGTGATAGAACCAGTAGAAGAGTTCAAGCATTTTTCCTGCGGTCTTCTTCTCGTCTGGCAGGAACTCCACATCGAAGCTGTAACGGTTTCCTTGCCGCCATGCCTGAAGTGTCGTGTAAACCGTAGCTCCGATGTTCAGCACCTTCCGCCCTTGCCGTTCTGCTCCGTCTTTGGAGAGCTGGAAGTCTTTGAGGTGTTCCCACCCCTTGCACCCCTCGAGGATAAGCGTACACTGTACGGCATTCCTGCTTATAGTGTCAAGCTCCTTCTCGATGCGCTCGCGGTCGTTCGTGACGTTGCCGTAGAGCTCGTTTATCGTGGCTTTACGCTCGACTACGCAGGAACGGGAGAAGTCCCGTCCCTCAATGATAAAGCTGTAATCGCCGTAGTCAAGCTTCCGAGACTCGAACATTATGCCATACCTGCCAAGCTCGGAAGTTATGTGCTCGTTTTTCTGTTCTCGTGTATCGACGAGGATAGTCACCTTTTTCATGAATTCTTTTTTCTCGTCACTGCTCAACGTCGTACACCTCACAATCTTCATGATAATTCCGAGGAGCTGTCAAAATTTTGGTGAATCTGCAATAAGCACATTTTCCACATCTTTGTGGCTGAATCTCTCCATTTTTTATTTTCTGAAATCTCGGTGCAAGTGAGATGACCTCGTTCAGAGCGTCGTCCATATCCTCGGGCGGTATCCATAAATTATCAATATCAGGAGGGTCTTCTTTCGTTATAGCATCAATATAAAAAGGAAGTGTCTGACCTGTATTCTGCCGCACTATTTCACGATATATCGCACCTTGCAAGTCGTAACCCCAGTAGTTGATGAAGTGCTGTTTCGTATGTTTTTCTTCATTCCAAATCAGCTTGAAATCCTTTACACATTTCAGGTCTGTAATGCACTTATTGGGAGAATAACTGTCGATTTTTATTTTGAACGGTACATCAGCTATAACACCTGTCATGATAACTTGCTTCTGTCCGGACATGAAGTTCATAAAAACTTTGTCTTTTTCAGCTCTATTTATCATTTCCTCAGCTCGTTTATACTGAATCTTTAATTCACCGTCTTTCTTGAAAAGCTCCTTCTGATGATGTGCCTTGAAAATATCAAGTGTACCCTCGAAGTGTGCGTCAACGTAGGAGCCGATGAGCAGTGCGTCCGTGACCTCTCGCTCATACTCGCCGCGAAGCTCCGCAAGTGCGGAAGCCTCGCAGGTGAGGAAGCTCTTGAACTGCGACGAGCCCATATACTTCATACTGGCTTCGGCGCTGAAATAGTTCTCGGCAGTAAGTGTATGAGGTATCATACGTAATGTACCTCCATTTCCGTCGAATCCGTTGTGCGGGTGGCGATGAACTGAATTCCCTTATCGCGACACTTGCTGTAAAGCTTCTCGCGATTCTCAGAGGAAAGCTTTTCGGTACCGTCGATAAGAATTATCTGTAAGCCGTTCGGCTTCGATATTGCGACATCTACGCAAAGACTGAGCTGCTCGCCCTCGGAGAGATTTGCAACAGGCAACCCGTGAACGAGAGGGATACCGTCCTCGACTGTAAGTCCCTCGATTGGAAGCTTTGCAGTCTCGAGAATAATACCAGGGAGAGTACGTGCGAGCTCTATCTTCCGCGTGTACTCGTCTGCTTTCTTTCTGAGCTCTTCAAGCTCGCTCTGCATCGTAGTCATACGCTGGTATTCGTTGAGGTGGCGCTTCATATCCTCGGCAGTGCTGACCTCGCTCTGAAGCTCCGTGCAGTCAAGTGGCTGTTTATCAAGGTACTCGTCAGCTACGCTCATATCTGCGTCGAGCTTAGTCTTAGCTTCCGAGAAACGACTCTCAGCGAGTGCCTTCTTGTCCTCGAGAGTCCCTGCGAGTCCTGCAAGCTTCTCTTCGTTAGCCTTTATCTGAGCTTTCATGCGCTCGATATCAGCAAGCAGAGACTCACGCTCCGAAGATATCTCTTTCTCGGCAGCGGATATTTCTATCATCTTGTCCGCTTCGAGCTTCCTGAGCTTGCTGTCGTAGCTGCCGCGGAAGAGCTTCGCGCGCTCGATGCGGCTGTTGATCTCCTTCATCTGCTCGAGCTTCTTATAAGCCCCTCCGAGGTCGTATGCTTCCCACTTATCAGCCTGATAGTTGTCGGGAATATCCTTAGCGATGTCCTCGATGAATGCCTGTTTATTGCGGATATCGCGGTTCACGTTCTGACGCTCCTTGAACCACTCACCGTTCTCGGACTGCATATCGCTCAGGACTTCGAGTATGTTCTGCTCGTAGTTCACCCATGCAGGAACTTCACCGAACTTCTCGCGGATATAGTTGAGGTCCCAGTCAAATTCGATAAGGTCGAGGATAGCACGGTTCTTGGACTTTTCGTCCATGAGAGTAAATGCGACAGGGTCAAGCTGAAGAGGCGTAAAAAGCTGCTTGAGGAAGTTCTCAGGACCCATTATCTCGCGTCCGTTTTCCTTCACGGACTTATAGTCTGACTTCTCCGTGCGCTTCTTACGGTTGATACTGAGACCGGTGTCGGTCTCGATAAGTATCTCGCCCTCGGTTTCGCCCTGCTTTACGATGATGTTGCGTTCCGAGTTGTTTGTGAGCGCATAGCGGAGTGCGTCGATGACCGAGGTCTTGCCGACTCCGTTACCGCCTGTGAGCTCGACGGAACGTCCGTCAAGCTCGGTCTCTGTGATGCCGAAAAGGTTTCTGATCTTTATTCTTGTAGTTTTCATTTATATTGATTCCTCCTGATTATTATTGAACGGATCAGGTGCTTTCTGTGCATCAAGCTTAGCCTTTTCCTTTGTTGCACACTCTGCACAAAGCTCCTTGCCGTAGATCTTATGTGTATACATTGAGATGTACTCCGCAGTTTTGCCGATAGCAGGAGTAATGACGCCGCCGCAGTCTGCGCATTTCAGCGATACCTGTTTCTGTGCAGGAATCTGAGGACGGATCCTCAGACCGCCGACCGTCTCGCGTCCGAACTTTACGGTCGGGTCATAGTATATCTGTATGCTTCTGCCTCGCCAGTCCTCGATATACGGAGTTTTGTATATCTTGGCTATGGTCTTCATATTAGTTTTGTTGAGTATCAGCGGCTTGTTTCCGTCCGAGAAGTGCGCAACGACCTCTTCCTCAGTCTTGCCGCCGACTCCCGTGACTTTCTCTTTCCGGACAAAGTCAATCGTCGCTATAAGGTCACTACCCTCGGGAATAGAGTAGTCACCCATATAGTTAGGGTTCGTCAATTTCTTGAAATGCGTTTTCTCAGGCATTTATATTACCTCCTTCAATTCTTTCATTGTTCTTATCTTAGCACCGCACATCTCAGGCAGATTCGCACGAACGAGAGCCTCAGCGAACGGAGGCGGAACAGCATTCCCACAGCGTGCGACCTGCTTTGTCCTCGGATATGTGTTGCCCTTGTAGTCGTGGTCGATGATATAATCAGGCGGAAAGCCCTGTGCGTTGTAGAGCTCCCTCGGCTCGAGCATACGTAACCCGATGTCGTTTATGTAGTATGCCTCTCCGCCGATTTCCAGTAACAGCACTTCATCGTCTGCAATAGTATAACCGCAGTATGAATTGAGCATCGAACGTATCTCAGCCCAGTGCCCGAGGTCGGTCTCAGGCGGATACTTGCATAGCCTTGTGCGTATCTCTGCGAAATGCCCAGCGCTTGTGCAGACAGTCGGAAGCGGCTCATTCATCGGCTTGCAGTCTTCGCCGTTTCGGAGCACACAGAGATGTGACTCCACAAGCCCACATCTGTCGTGTGTCGTGACCGTTCCGAGGGGCTCTCCACAGGATGAGCTGTTGTCACCGCTGTAATACTTGACGATATGTGCAGCAGTAAGACCGTACCGGTTCGATGCGTCCACTGTCAAAATCGGCTCTGTCAGAGCCTGACCGCGTACTTCGTGGCTCGCTGTCTCGCTGTGATATTGGATAAGGCACGGAGCGAGCAGTGCATTATGATCCTTCGCGGTGACGGTACCAATAGGCTCAGATACTGAGCTTCCGACGATACCACCGAAGTATTTCTGCACCGACGGAGCGATGACCGCCTGCTTGACCGTCGAGACTATCGTGCTCAGTGGCTCGTGTATGCTGTTGACCCTCGGAGCTTGTCCGTCTCTCTCGCCGTATCCCATCGGCACTATGTACGGCTCCCTCGCCCTCAACGTGAACTTGTCGAGTCCTCGTGCTATGCGCCGCATCGTATTCTCGGCGAGCGGCTTGTCTCGCTCGAATATAGACTTGCACGGGATAGTCCAGTCGATGCACTCCGCCGCTGTCCTGTATGGGAGCAGTCCCTCGCCGTGTGTAGGTTCGGGGAAAGTGATAGGCTTACCGTCACACCGAGCGACAAGGAAAAAGCGTTTCCGGATAGTCGGTGCTCCGTAGTCGCAGGCTCTCAGTTCCTTCCACTTGACCTCATAGCCGTGAAGCCTCAGCGCATTGACAAAGCTCCTGAATGTTGTCCCTATGCGGTTTTTGTCAGGATATCCGCCCTTCAGCGGTCCCCACGTCACGAACTCGGGAACGTTCTCGAGGATAATGACCCGAGGTCTGACCGTCGCCGCCCAGCGAACAGCTATCCACGCAAGCCCTCGGACGTTTTTATCGACCGGCTTTCCGCCCTTGGCTCGGCTGAAATGCTTACAGTCAGGCGACAGCCACATCAGGGCGACAGGATGTCCCTCGCATATCCTCCTTGGGTCGACCTCCCACACCGATTCACAGTAGTGCGTCGTTCTCGGGTGATTGGTCTTGTGCATAAGAATGGCATCGGGGTCGTGATTTATCGCGATGTTGACAGGTTTGCCCGTCGCGAGCTCAATGCCCGTGGAAGCTCCTCCTCCGCCTGCGAAATTATCAACGATAAGCTCACTGAAAAAGCTATATTGTTTTTCGGTTGACATTTTTCTTCTCCTGTGGTACAATGTACCCGTAAACATTTATATATTTTTTCTCTTGCCCTTGCTTATGCGAGGGCTTTTTTATATCATACTGAGCTGTCCGTCTGGTGATATCATCACCTCTGCATCGTACTCGTTCTCGAGCCCTGTGCCTGTCAGATCTACGAGGTTTCCCATATCGTCATATGCACACGGGCGGTCTCTGAGAAGCCTGTCAGTGCTCCCGAAGCGCTCTATCATTCGAGCCTTTGTTCCGTCGTCGGTGAAGCTGTCGAGGATATACTTGTTTTTCTTGATGCGGAAAAGCTTGTACAGTTCATCCGCGTAGCCGAAATGCTTCATACAGCTCTCCCACGCCTTCGGGTGAGTCTGACGCAGGATAGACAGGTGATTGTCCTTGAACTGGATATCGGTGCCACACATTATGCAGCCATTTCGCTTGATGCACTGCGTTGTTCCGTCCTCGGCGGTGTAGGTCATATCGTAGAGTGGCGAATAATCGCAGTTATGAAGGTGAATGTACTCCCACACATCATCGTCCGTCCATAGAGCTATCGGGTTGACGTGGAAGAATCCGTTTTTGTCGTCATTGATGTGCGGTCTGTGGCTCTCGAAGATATGCCCTCGGGTTGATATGCTGGTAAGACGTGAGCGACTCTCCGCCGCCATAAGCCCCTTAACGATAACATCGACATCAAGTTCTGCCTGCTTACGTTCCGAAGGCTCTTTTTTGAGGAGCTTGCAGCAGTGCTGAGAGAACTTGCACTCCCTGAGAATGTCATAGTATTCTTTCAGCTCGTCCTTGCCTGTGACCGATGCCGAATACTTTAGGAAGCACTCGATATTGATACGGTGCGCATCGAGCTTGCTTGTAGCCTTGCCGAGCAGAGGAGCGCCGTACTGCTCCACACAGTAAGCAAAGGTCTTTTTCTGCCCCTTGAAAAAGCAGTTGTGATGATTCAGGTCATATCCGAGTTTCAGCGCCGCATCTATGAGAGCCTTCTGCCCTTTGAGCTTGCCGTCAGGTTTCAGTATTTCACTGAGCGCGTTTATCTCTTCCAGTTCGGCGACTATCTGCCGAGCAAAGTCATAGCGGAGCTCGTCCTCTTCAAGTCTTGAAAGCTCAGTTTCGTGGAAGCGGTCTCCGAAGTGCTCCGTGCCGTACTTCCGAGCGAATTTCAAGCTCTCAGGGAACTCAATGCCGGTATTTCCGAAAATGCAGAGCATACGTGAGAAGTATTCGGGAAGGTACCGTTCGGCAAGGTCCGCGACTACCTGAGAATCCTTTCCGCCGCTGAACGCGAGAGCTATGTTGTGCTTGCTCAGCTCAAATGCCTGCCTCAGAACCTCGACGGATATCTCAACCTTGACAGAGAGCGGCAGCTTCTGAAGCTCGTACACTTCCTTGAAGGTGTAGGACGGCTTTATGTAGTCAGAAACGGTCATACCGCACCTCCGAACTGTGCCGCGACTATCATCTGCATCACCTTGGACGCTGATTCCTTGCAGGTAATCGTCTCGCCTGTGCTCATAATCAGCTCAGTTCCGCACGGTGAGCCGTGAACCTCGTCTATAGCCAGCGTGTTCACTGTGAATTGAATACCGTCCTTGTCAGTCAGTGTTATTATCATTCACACACCTCCGACTCATCATCTGCATCTCTTTTCACTCCTTTCGGCATACGTACTACAGTCCTGTTACGATGAGTATCGAAAATGTCTTCTGTAGCTACTGCGACGGCGCATAATGATTTGAGTGCGATGCTCTGATTTACTCCTTCTTTTTCGGATATTGCACCAGCAAGCGCGTGTACTGCCGCTGTACATTCGGTTAAGAACCCCTCGTTCTCCTCGACAGTAACATTGATCTCATTTCCTTTTACCTTCAGTTCAATCATTTCTCTGCCTCCTCCCACAGCTTCTCTCTGTTCTGTTTCACGATACGCTCGCGACGCATAGCCGCATAAGCAATCTGTCTGTACTTCTCGCGGTGCTCCTCGGTCTTGCGCTCGTCAAGTGCCTGTACCTCTGAGATGTCGCAAAGAACGAGCCACATAAGCAGATATGCTGCGAGCGCCAATAAAACATCGAATTCCATTGTCTGTCTCCTTTCTTAGTACACGATTGAGTATTCGCCGACTATCCAGCCGGGGTCGAGCACGATTTTCAGCAGCACTTCTTCGATACTTCTGCCCGGAACTGTCACGACGTAGGGCTCGCCCCAGCGTGAGCGGAGTACTATTCTGTAGATCTTCATGCGGTGTCCTCCTTTACGCCGACAAATTCCATAAGATCACACTTGTTTATCCTCCATTCGCGCCCGACCTTGAAGCCTTTCAGAGTTCCGGAAGCGAGGTACTTGCGAATAACCTCCGGATTGACTCCGAGCACTACGGCGACATAGGGAAGATCGACCACGACTGGGACCTGCTCCCAGCCGACAACGGGCTCCTTCTTTTTCATGTGGATGCCTCCTCTCCTATTCCGAAAAGGTCGTTAGGCGTAACTTCGAGAGCATTAGCAATTCGCCATATATCAGTGCATTCTATGACTTTTCTGCCACTGAGCATATTGCTAAACTGCTGTATAGAATATCCAGCCTTCTCAGCCACTGCCTTGTGTTTCAGACCTTTGCGGTCGATTATTGAACGAATATTTGCAATGACATTGTCTACCGAGCTCAAGTAATCACTTCCTCTCAATAAAATTTGATTTGTTCTCAATAATACTGAGCACGACTATATTATATCTCAGTATTATTGAAATGTCAATACAAAAGTACAGAAATATTGAGATAAACGTATACAAATATTTCACAGTATTTTTATGCAATACGCTTATTTTCTCAGAAATACTATATTTTTGTATTGACTATTTGATATAATTAGGGTATATTATAAATATGGAGGTGATAATTATGTCTATCGGAACTCGTATAAAAGAATGCCGTGAAAAGCTCGGCATTACTCAAGAGGAATTAGCAGCCCTTCTTGGCGTTTCAAAGGGCGCGATAGGTAACTATGAATCTGGCAACGGATATCCAAAAGTTGAAAATATGACAAAGCTTTTTAAGATATTGCAAACTGATGCAAATTTCCTATTTCAAGACGAAGTTGAATCCAAAAAAAATGCGGTAATATCAAGTCAGGAAGAATATCACATAAAAAAATACCGTACTCTTGACGAATACGGTAAAGAAGTTGTTGATAGCGTTCTTGATATCGAATCCAAACGCTGCGAGAATGCTTTACAGGACTCAGTGTTCACATTCAGAAGATTAAGCACAAATAAAGCTTCAGCTGGAACTGGATTCGATTTAAATAATCCCGACGATTGGACAGAGGTCAAAGTCATTGACACTCCGGAAGCCCGGAGAGCTGACTTCGCTGTTGAAGTTGAAGGAGCAAGCATGGAGCCTGACTTCTATGACGGTGACATCGTGTATATTGCGCTTGCTTTGGAAGTGCCTGTCGGACAGGTCGGGTTGTTTATTCAGAACGGCAAAGGATATATCAAGGAAGCAGGCAAAAATCGCCTGATATCACGCAATCCTGATTATGATGACATATTCCCGGACGACGGTTATATTGAATGCAAGGGACTGGTTATCGGTGTAGCTGAGATTGCTGAATAAGCATAAAAGGGGGAATAAATATGCCGTTTGAAGAAGCATTTCATGATTATATTGAACGTGTTAAAAGGCTAAAGCCTCAGTTTTCTGATATCACAGAAGAAGCAACAAAGACTTCGCTTGTAATGCCTTTTTTCTCTATGCTTGGCTATGATGTATTCAATGTTTCGGAATTTGTGCCGGAATATACTTGTGACGTTGCGACAAAGAAGGGCGAAAAGGTTGATTTTGCAATAATCAAGGACGGCGATCCGATTATGCTTATCGAGGCTAAGCGCGCTGGTATGAAGCTTCAGAAGCAGCAGCAAGGACAATTATTCAGATACTTTTCAACTAATCGTTGCCGGATAGCGATTCTTACAAACGGAGTAACTTACCAGTTCTTCAGCGATTTGAACGCTCCGAACGTAATGGACGATGAGCCATTCCTGTCGTTTAACCTTCTTGAGGACGACCCTAACATCTATATTTCATCTGTCAAGCAGTTCAGCAAGGAAAAATTCAACGTCAAGAGTGTGATTTCTAAGGCTGTATATCAGAAGTATTCAAAAGTCGTCCAAAAAACTTTGAAAGAAGACCTGATATCCCCAAGTGATGAGCTTGTCAAGTATTTTCTTTCCAGACCCGAGATCAAGACTGGCAACAGAATCACTGCACAAATGATTGACAAGTATCGTGAGGCTACGCAGAAGGCTATGCAGAAGGTTTTCGGAATAGTGATACAAGAAGTAGAGCACACTGAGTCCGCTGCTCCGGCTGCTGTTACTCCACCTTCCGAAAACAAGGTTATCACAGAAACTTCGGTACCTGTCACAATAGAATCTATAGTAGAGACAATAAGTCAGCAAGCTTCTGCTGTCCCAGACGTAAGGATCCAGCAGGAGGAGCAGGCTGATTTCGTCAGACTGCATATTTTCACTACCGGAAATACAAAATTCGGAACTGTCAAGATCATGAAAAACGACCTTTCTATACAGTTTCGGAAAATGGTCAATGGTCTGGTGACCGTTTATGACCTTAGCTCCGCAGATGAATTTCAAAAATACATATAAAAAATCCCCCGTCGGTGCTGGAACACCGGCAGGGGAGTACAAGCTGTGCTATAACACAACCATGAACAGGTATATTATAGCACAGCTTCGTGACATTGTCAAGGAGGTGCTATCATGGCAAAAAACAAGCGCCGCTCAGACGGCAGACTGCAAGCATCCGTATACCTTGGCGTAGTGGACGGTCGAAAAAAGTATAAGTACGTTTACGCCACGACCGAGCGCGAGCTCAAGAAGAAGGTAGAGGAGGTAAAGGCGCAGCTCGGCAAAGGTCTTGACCTGACTGCACAGCGAGACACCTTCCGGTACTGGTGGGATAATTGGCTGAAAATCAAGCAGGCGGAGATATCAGACAAGAAGTTCCGGGCATACAAGGCGAAGGAAAAGTACATCGATCACCTGTTTGCACTGCCTATAAATAAGATCCACACTATGGATGTGCAGTCCATTATATACGATAACACCCAGCTCGCTGACGATACGCTGCGGCAGATCCGGAACATCCTGCGGCAGACGTTTCAACTTGCGGTCGTCAATAGGGTAATTGATTTCAACCCTGTCGACGGTGTAAGAATGCCTAAGCGACGGGCACCTGAGGAAAAGCGTCGTGCGCTCACTGCCGATGAGATAAGCTGGATAGAGAATACACCTCATAGGGCGCAGACTGCTGCTATGATAATGCTCTATGCCGGTCTCAGAAGGGGAGAGCTAATACCGTTGCTATGGTCAGATATAGACCTTGCTGCCGGAACAATATCAGTCACGAAGTCTGTAGAGGCTTCCGGCTCGGAGCTGACCGTAAAGAAGGGAGCAAAATCCGCAGCCGGCGAGCGAACGGTCTTTATTCCAGATAAGCTCGTGAATTATCTCGAAGTCGTGAAGCGGACGTCACTATATGTATGCCCTTCCGCGTCCGGGACCATGTTGACCGATAGCGCATGGAAGCGACTGTGGGACTCATACATTGCCGAGCTCAACTTCAGGTATGGTGATTTCTCGAATGTTGTCGTGCCTGACAAGCAGGGGAGGCTATCGCAGTATAAAAAGCCGAGGAGCCGGTTCGCACCTGTAAAGATACCGATGGTGATCGAGCCGTTTACAGCTCATTACCTCCGCCACACGTATATCACAATGCTCTATTTCGCCGGTGTAGATGTACTTACCGCGAAGGAGCAGGCAGGTCACGCAGACATCCAGACCACGATGCAGATCTATACTCATCTCGACAAGCTCCACAAGCAGCGTCAGATAAGCAAACTTAACGATTATTTGTCCGGAGTATGCCTGTCAGATGCCTGTCAGCACACTGGATAACTCCCGTAATATAGCTATTTGAATGTGCCTTGGTAAGGCGTAGGTCGTCGGTTCAAGTCCGATCATCAGCTCCAAAGTAAAGCTCTTTGATTTGCCTGTAAATAGGCATTTTTAGAGAGCTTTATCTTTTTTAACAATAATCTAAAAAGTGCAAAAGCAATTAAAAACAACTAAAAAATATCAGGCTTTGCCTGTCAGTATGCCTGTCAAATCAAAAAAACGCCTCCCCTCAGATGTAGCCTGACGCGCAAAACGCAAAATCTTGACACGCAAAATCAAAAAATATTTACTTCATGTAATAAAAAAAGCCTCTTGATTTTAAATTTCAAGAGGCTTTTAAACGTTATATAAAGAAAGATTAAATAGATGTTTAAATCACTGTTCACTTATCTGTCCACTAAAAGTACGTCCCTCAATTTTCACTGTAATTTCAGCCGTTTTCTTTGCAGACTGAACAGGAACAGCGCTTCCGGGGCGGTAACCGTCATCGTATGTACCGAGAGCGTTCGGGATACCGGAGATAGATGAGATATCGAATGCATTACCGCGGGCGTTCTGTTTGCGGCAGCAGTAATGGCAATGGCTTCCGGTCGAGTTGCCGGTATTGCCCTCGATTCCAATAACGTCCGTACACTTGACAGCCTGTCCATATTTAACTGAGACGCCGCTGAGATGTCCGTAGTAATAGAAGTGTCCATCGCTGCCCTGAATGCAGACGTACTGACCGAAGCCCTGTGAGTGGTCGTTTGAGTTCTCCCAACCAGCAAACACAACTGTTCCATTGACTGTTGCGTGAATCTCCTTCGAGTCGATGCCAACAAGGTCGAGACCATCGTGCTGTGAGTGCTGAATTTGTGTGACCTGAAATTTGCCCATGTAAGGTGAGTTCATAATAATACCTCCATTAAATATAGTATTTCATTATCTTTTTAATTCTATTTTGGGCTCTGCTGATGCAGGCGCTGACGGCTTGTTCCGATATACCTTTTTGCTTGGCTATTTCATGAATATAGAGTTGATTGAAGTACCTGAGTTCTATACACTCTCGCTGTAATGGAGTAAGCTCGTTTTTCATTATCATTTTCAGTATTTTTAATAACTTATCGAGCTTTTCTCTGTTGCTGCCTTTGCTATTATTTTCAAGAATTCTATTAAGCTCTTCGGACTCCGCACCATAGAACAAATCAATATAGGATGTGCGTCTTCCAGAAATAGGACGATATATTTTTTTCCCTTCTGGACAAAAGAGTTTATCCTCAGTGCATGGTGATTCACTCATTATGCTTATCCTCACTTCCTTTTTTTAACTCTTTATCACTTACATTTTTCAGCCGTTTGAGCAGTCTGCCTACCCAAGCGGCATCTTTGTTTATTTCCGCGTAGTTTTCAAGTATGGAGATTAGCTCCATAATAACAATATATCCAAATACCACGATTGCCGCTACTGCTCCGGTGATACCGGCGAGAGCATCGCTCTCATAGTAATGCCCGAGCTGATTTATACCGACTTCAAGTCCGCACGCTGTAGCCATGATGATGAGCTCACATATTTTGTTGAGCCCGCCGCTTCGCATTTTCGCGCTGTTGAGCTGGTGCGTGATGTAGCCTTTTATTAGTCCTGTCACAAAGTCCGACAATGCCAGTCCGAGAACTATTGTCAGCATTATTATGTACTGCATTCTTATACCTCCTTATGTCACCGATGTTCCTTCAAAAACGTACCACGCCGACCAAGTAGAAGTTGAATAGTGTCTCACATATATCTTGCTTGGCTCTGTCGGCTTTACGAACGTTTGTCTGAATGTGTTTGTACCGCTGATGTTTTCAACAGTTAAGCGGAATCCGGAACCTCCCACCGGCTTATTGTCTACATATCCGGCGTTAGTGCTATTGCGGCAGAAATAGACTCCGAGACCGGTATAATTATCAAGATCCTGATGTGCGTCACTTGTTCCAATTATCTCTGTTCCCGGACCGAATACTGCATCAACAGTATTTGGACGATACGGCTGATAGGACTGTGATATATCCCAGTCAGCTTTCGTACATATCATGGGTTTGAAAACAACGTCAGTATATGTTCCGGCGGCGAAACGAATATTAAGCGCATATCCAGTTCCGTCCATTGTGAAAACGTCAGAACCGTTTCCTGTGTCTACTGAGCCAGTGACCTGACTACCGGATTTAGTAATACGTAACAGATATGTATCATTACCACCACCTTCGGGGCAGCCCGACAGTACCAAATCACCTTCTATTGCACCTATATTAAACGATATTGAATTCGCTGATGTAAGAGTGCCAGATACTGTGTATGTGCCATCATCATTTCTCACACAAGTAAGCCCAGTCGGTACAGATGTAGGACTACCGATTGAGAGTTTATTCTTTGCGCTCTCATCTACTAACTCAATGAGGGCGGCGGTGTCTGCCGCTACGATTTCGGCGGTGATGCCGGAATTTACGGCTGCAAGCTGAGCAGAGTTAAGAGTTCCTTGCTTCCCGGAATCAAACTCATAAAGGATTCTGTCAAGGCTGTCCCAGTTGTCAGTAATCACTTCCATCGAGAATAGATCAGAATAGTTCTCTTGTTTGCCAAAATTATAATGCGGCGTATATGTAGTGCTCATATTGATCACCCCTTCAACGCAATATAGCCGTTTGAAAAATACTCGGTATCGCCGATGATTACTTTTCCGATAACTCCTAAATGCTCCGAGAATCTTGTAATAAACAAATTTGGTGTATATGTAGGACAATCACCTGATACCAACGGCACTAAAGATGTGAGGTTTGCAGAAGTACCGAGCCAATTTTTAACGGCTGTTGCTCCGCTTGTCGAACCTCCAGATACCCACTTTGTGAAGGTAAAAGAATTTTCAAAATCACCTGTTACAAAAGCAGTATTGCCAGTAGCTGAGGACACTGATTCAAAAACCGCACCGAGTAGAGCTATATACAACTCGTTATTGTTGTTTTTGGAAATAAAAATCCAGTCCTCATAGTTTGGGTTTTCACCGAGATATAAAGCAAATCCGTTGCTTGTTGATATGGCGTATTTGTATAAAAAAGCTGTTGATGTACTTCGTAGTATATTTACACCGACACCGTTTTTTAAAAAAGCTTTTGTGATAACAGTTGTCGTATGCTCGAAATGAAATTCAAGAGCTACAACGCCGTCAACTGTACATACAATACAGCTTGTCTCGCTGTTGTATTCAATCGTGTCGAAATATGCTGTTGCGTTTGCTTGAAGCCACGCAAGCACTTCCGAAGCCTGTGCTTCAAGGGTAGTTCCCAAGAAATTTGTTTTCGTGATAGCCATTTATATTACCTCCATTTCTGCGTGTCCTGTTATTGTCGGAGATGTGGCAGCAGCCAATAATGTAGTTGGCATCGGTGTCGCTTCTCCCTCTCCGCTTTCGCTAATTTTGAAGTTGAAACTGATATCTTCACCTATTCTGAATTCTCTGATATCCATTACTCATTACCTCCCATAGCTACAGAGTGTACATATACTCGTCCTATAAGCTTCCTATAGCTGAATTCGCCTTTTATCAGCCGAAAGTGCAGGAGATAAGTGCCCTCAAGGAGCGATGATGTGTCCTCACTTGTCAACTGGACTGTAAATCCACCGGATTCAGCTGTGCACTCTTTTGCAATAACAGCAACAGTAGGTGTTGCAGCTTTCGACAGGATGCATTCCATTGTACAACCTGTTGAGCTTGAACCTGTGACCTGCACATGAAAATCAGGGAGTGTATCTCCGGATAGGATCTCCATATCGGGGATCTTTTCATATAATTTCATCAATGTCCCTCCAAACTTTCTAATCGTGATATGATATTGTTGATAAGACTTCTGAGGGAGTATTGTGTTCCGTCCTCGTTTTTATCAAACAACAAGTTTTTAGCTTCAATTATGCCAGTGTCGGAAAACAGACGTATAGTAGTAGTATTTGTGCCGCCGGGGACAAGCTTAGAATAACAGTCAAATCCGTGACCGTGAGCGATTATACCGCAATCAGTTGAATCAATAATTCTGAGCATACTGGACTGTAACAGCATTTGATTACCTGGATTCTTTATAGTTATGTAAAATGAATTCTGTAAATCCGTTGTCATATCTATTTTGCCACCGGTGATATTAAGTGCAGCAGCGTCGACAGAGCCGTCGGTGTGCACGTGGAACTTTCCGTTGCCATTGAATATTTCGAGACCGCGGAGAACTCCTGCTGTGATGAAGTCGGCAACAAATCCACCATTAAGAGTAGCAGCCATTGTATAAGGTCCATTGTAGCCATTATGACTAACGCCCCAACCACCGAGATTGTATCGCCATACGTTTTGAGCGGTCGATTTGTCGTCAGTGTCCATAATAAGTATCTCATTTTTATTTACAACAACGTGTCCGTTTATTCCTGCGTTAATTAGGTCCGTGGCTATTCCCTTGGCTGAGGATAAGAGTTCGTTCTCCCTCTGTGGCAGATCGTATTCGATAAGCCTTGCAGTTCGCGTTTCAATGTCAGTGATACGCTCCGTCTTGTCTCCAATACGTAGCTTAGGCGTGTACGGCTTGTAGATATCAACGGTGCGTCCGAAAAGTCTCAGGCGTTCGTTCTTCAGCTCAAGGAATCTGTTGCTGAAAACATATGTATTTCCGCAGCAGAGCGGTTGATACCCGTGCTTTTCTCCCTGAAGCTCATTGATCGTCCGCGTAAGCAGTAAAGCAATAGAATGGTTTTGCAGTTCACTGATCGTTTCGGGAGTTTCTATATCCTCCAATATAGAAAGATCCAGAACCTGGGCTTCGTATGATTTACGAATGCGGTTATTGTTTTGCAAATACTCTTCACCAGCGGATTTGAGATTGGCGGCGACAGTAATATCATCGAACTCAACCGTACCGACTATTATTCCGTACTTCTCGATGCCTGCTGCATCATCGATGTACGGCACGCCACTATTGACGGATTCTATAGTCAGACGCTCGGCACTGTCTCCCGGAGAGAGCTGAGCACCGAGCGGAATGAGACGTGTGACGATATTTGTGGTGTCAATATCGACCGACAGTGATTTCATATTCTTAGCAAGCTCGATTCTTGTGGAACTATTTACGCCGAGTTGATCGACGTAATCGAGCACGAGGTTTCCGCTAACACGGCGGATACGTATCTCGCCTCCGATACGTTCGATGAGGTTTACACGTATCTCCTCAAGCGTATTGCGGTATGCAGTAGTTTTACTGCGCTTGTAATCGCTTTTTGTAATACTCACCGTGCCGAGCTGTATAGTTTTCTCAGGATGCCCCGACGCTGTAACCTGCGCATTGTGATTCGCAAGCAGAGCCGCCAAGAAAATCTCCGGTGCTGTATCGATATAGTTGTGGTACATCTGAATGCTATCACACAGGTACCCGAGATGTCCCTCTGCGATAGCCTTGATACAGAGTTTGCCGCTGGCGTCCATACTCTGACTATGCGAGAGGAGATGCCCCTCGAACTCATTATCGCCTGTAAGCGTGTTCGTGAGGACGATATTGTCCTTCCTGTCGTGAAGCTCCTGCGAGAAAGCAGGATTCATGCAAGGTATCGTGAACGAGAACGAGGGTATCTGATTGATTTCTTCGACAAGTTCGCCAGCTGAAAGCCGTTTCGGGCTGTTTACGTCAAGTTCGTGAACTTTCTCGCTGTTGAGCTTTACCTCATACAAGCTATATCACCCCATTCTTCTTATCGTTCATAAACTCCGTCCAGCTCTCGGGAGAACCGTCATATCTACCAACAGAAGTCAATGAGTAGAACTCGAGAACGAGCGATGCATCACGGGCGTCGATCCGTCCGTCTCTGTTTGCATCGCAGGCATCGAGTTGTTCCTCAGTAAGTCCCGGATCTCGACCGACAACTATTGCTGCATAGGCAGCCATTATCATCGAGGCGTCTATCGCATTGACCTTACCGTCACCATTAACATCTGGGAAAACATACTTTGTCGGTATAGCCTCAACAACATTCGGCCACGTCTCGGGCGCGGCAGGAAATTCAACTGAGATTGTATATATCCCGTGATTCTCCGACCACGATAGCGAGGGCTCACGAACCTTGAAGTGATAATCAGGCATGAGATCATCGCGGAATGTTTCACTACCCTTCCAGCGGAGCCAGTTCTTTATGTTCATTATCTTGTCCTGCGCCATATTGCGATGAAAGCACACGAACTCAAATGTATAAGATAGCCGCCGCTCTCCGTAGGTCTGATCGCCGTACAGCCCGCCGAAGTCATATAAAACGTTACTGTACGGTACACGCTCGGTGTATTCATCTTTTGGCGGCTCACCTATGTTGCGCTTAAGGCAACTCAGACCGTGAGTTCCATAAGAATGAGCACCGTTAACAAAGATTCCTTCTCTCATCGTGCAAGACCTCTTTTCTTTAGCTCGACTGTAACGCCCTGACGCTCGTCAATCTTATCGGCGGCAATATCAACAACGCCATCGGCGACAATCTCCTCTCCGACCTTGATGGTCGCATAGAGGGTTATATTGGGCGGCACGCTCTCAGGCGCTGTGCTGTTATTTGTCGTGGTTGTTGTCGAGTAGTTGTAGTTGCTGATTATTTCTGCTGTTGACGTCGGAGCTATATTACGGTCGAGGCTATCAAGGTTGTCAAGTGCGTTGAATGCTGTGCTATCTATCTGAGGAATTCGCCGCGGTTTAGGGCTTCTGTCGTCTGGCGTATCAAAATCAGATATATTCACCTTGATCTCAGGCACATTGACCTCGCTCAGTTCGTCGATAGCCGACTGGGCAACTGATGTAAGGTCCGGAATATTCTCTGTAAATCCTACGCCGATACCCTCGGCTATGTATTTACCAACAGAATCACGCATAACCCTTGAAGGCGATGATATCTGGAAAGCATCTTTGAATCCTGAGACAATGCCCGACGCAAAACCGCCGATCTGATTTGCTAACCAGTCCTTAGCAGATTGGATACCATTCCATATGCCAGTCACAATGTTAGTACCTATATCCAGCATTTGACTCGGCAACTCTTTTATCTTGTTCACAACAACGTTGAAAAAGTCGAGAGCTGCTTGTCTTCCTTTTTCCCTCAAGCTTACGCCCCACTCTTGTATCTTGGGTAACACCTCTGTAACAAAATAGTGTACTCGTTCGGGGAGCTTGGATATAAATTCTATAACATTTTCAAGCATGGTACGGGCTGCTTCTCGCATTTTGCTCGGGGCCTCTATCGCCCATTTAACGATATTGGCGATTGTAGTTGCGAGGAAATACCCTACACGTTCGGGCAGATTACCAAGCCACTCGACCACATTTTCTAACATTGTCTGAGCAGTTTCACGCGCTTTGGTCGTCATTTCAGTCGACCAATCGGTTATGACAGGAATCACCACAGATAGTATGGACTCGATACGTTCGGGAAGAGTACTGAGCCACTCTATCACAAGACCCGGAAGTTCCTTTGCCCAATCCACAACGGCGTCGATTATATCCGGGATTCGCCTGCCGAACTCTTCCCCTGCCTCCACGATCATGTTGAAACCCGTAACTACAGCATTCTTTGCGACTGTAAAGAGGTTTTCAAGCAGTGAAGGTATGATCTTTATGTACATATCGACCATGCTTATGAATACGCCCTTTGCAAGGTCGATCAGCTCGGGAGTGAACTTGACAATCAACTCAGCCAGGACTTTGAGCAGCTGCGGCATAACTTCATACAGCGTCTCTTGATACATCGGCATCAGATCTGCAAGCGACGTTATTAAAGTTGCTATCGCTTCATGGACCGCAGGATACATTTCATTCAGCGCAGTGATAACAGCCTCAATAATGACAGGGAGCGAGTCAGTGAGAGCATTTGCAAGCATTGGTATGCTGGTAATTATCGTCTCAACAAATCGAGGAAGAATCTTTGCAATGGCCGTTTCTATTTTGGGTACCAATTGTGTTATGGCTGTTATGATTGCCGGTAACTGTTCAGTAGCTACAGCGATAACCTCCGGCACAAGTTCTGTTATAGCTTTGGTGATGAGGTGCTCAGCTACTTCAAGCACCTTGGGTATACCGTCAGCTATGAAGTTAATAACAGCCGGTATCAGCTTATAAAGTGCATTCAGAACTGTCGGCCAGTTTTCAATTATAGCGTCTCCGAGCGAAGTAATAATGCCCAATACGGCGTCAAGCAGGACCGGAGCCGTATTAGTCAACCCGTCCACAACGTTTACGATCACATCACGTAGAGCGCCTACCAGTATCGGTGCCAACCCTGACAAGGCTTTTCCGAGGGTGCTTATTACCCCGGGGAGCCCGTCCGCTATTATGCCTATAGCTTCAGCTATAGCAGGCAGCAGATTGGAAGCTAAATCTTTTATTGCACTGATAACGTCTGGTAATGCCTCTATGATTGCTCCTATCAGGGTTGGGAGTGCTGTTCTTATCGCGTCGGCAAAACTACTTATGATACCTGTCGCCGCTGTCAGCAGCGGAGGAAGGACAGTCGAAACAAGTTTTGGTACCTCTTCAGCTATAATAGGAGCCACATTCGCAACAAGGTCTCCTATGCCCGAAAGAACCTGCTCAGCTCGCGGTATGATATTTCCGAGCACGGATTGAAGGCTCTCGGTAAGGGCACTTATACTACCCTCAATGTCTGCGTCATCCTTAGCTATCTCGACTGTGAGATTCGCCCACGCTGCCTTCATTGCAGAGACTGAGCCTTCTATCGTCGCCGAAGCTTCGTTCGCTGCATATCCCGCCAAGCCCTGCATTTCAATGTAGTCGACGAGAGCGCTTTCGCAGTCGGCGAGATTGTCTATCTGATAAGCAGTTGCTTTACCATTCGCGGCATTCCACTCATTGACCTTATCGATGAGCTCCTCGAAGCCCTGTTTCGTCGGTGCTATACCAAGCTGGAGATTATCGAGCATGGTATAGTTGGACTTCATTATGCCGTTAAATGCATTCTGAACTGCTTCCTGCGTATTACCTGTTGCTGCAACAACATCAGCCTCGGCATTGACTATCCTGTCAGCGAGCTCGGCGGCTGCCTGAATATTACCTCCGAGGGCAGTTTTCAGACCTGTCGAGAAGCCATTGACCTGCTGCAAATAGTCATTCTGACTCATCTGCACGGTCTTGTATGCTTCCTTAGACTTATCTACAATATAGTCGTAAGCCTCACCAAAAAGCAGCTCGGTGCCGCCTACAAGCTGCTCATAGCTTGCATACGCTTCAAGAGAGCTTTTTGCGAACATTGCAACGCCGCCTGCGGCAGCTGTAACAGCACCAGTGATAGCAGCCATACCTTTTTTCGCGAGACCGCCTAATGCTGATAGACCTGATTCAAAGCCTGATTTATCTATCGCAGTATCAAATTTTAGTGTGCCGTCAAATGCCATACTATCCCTCCTTACGGCATGGAACAGTACGGCTCATAGGCTCATTGTACTACTTGTTTTCCATTTTTTATTATGGCTTCAAATTCTCGCTTGCAGCCGCGTGTACACTTGATATGTACGCCGCGGCATTCGGCGGAATTATCATATATGATTGTTTTAGCGCCGCAATATGGGCAGCGCAGCCATTTCTTTTCAGTCGGCGGTATGAGAATTTTATACATCACATCCCTCCTCCGAGAACTGCCGCAATGTCGTCCTCGTCGAGCTCGAAAGGCAGTGCGTACAGTTGCTTCATTTTCATGATACGCTTGCGCTCGGATTCGCTCTTGATCTGACCGAGGTCAACGCTGCGATATCCGATTCGCGTCATTATCTGAGATTCAGCAGGAAGAGCCGAGAACAGCAAGCGAAAGCGCCACCAATGCATTTCAGCATTCAGCAGGTCTATCCCGTAGTATCTCAGGAAGTCGCCTATAATGTAAGGAGCGTCTATCTTCCAGTTCAGGACGGGAGGCGAAGGCGGCGGGGTATCATCGTCATCAGCAGCCGAGTATTCGTGTATGTCCTGTTCAAGCGCTCGTGCTCTGTAAAAGTCGAGTATCGCGAATATGAGTTCGTCCGTTATCGACTCGGGAGGCTCGAGGAGCCACTGTACCATCAGCAGGAGCTTGTCCCTCTTGGATAGCTCGTCGTCCTCCAACAAATCTGCGAAGCGGAACCATTCCCGAAAGTCCGTGATTATCGGGTACTTGATACCGTCTGCGGTGATACTCTCGGGTAATGGCTCGTATAACGCATTTATCATTTTTTCTTCTTAGCAGTGGCACGGCGTTGCTGACGGTTAGGCTGATATTTCGCGAAGCGCTCCTGCATTCCGTCCTTCTGCCCTCTGACAAAAGCGAGGAAATCGTCATATACCTCGAGATATACAGTGAAGCTCGTTTTCTTGCCTGCGAAAATCTTCTCCGAAGCTCCCTCACCGAGGACCTCGTCAAAGAATTCTCCGAACATCTTACAGAAAGCTCTGATAATCTCAGACTCTTTTCCGTCCTTCTTGATGTTCATCTCGTTTTTTCTTAGCTTTTCAAGAGCGTTCTCGTAGCGCTCACAGTCGTCGGCATCGGTAACGTCAAACTCAAATGATGTTCCGTTCGTTTCCCATGTAGTGTGGCTCATAGGCTCAAATCCTTTCATTATTCAGGTTCATTATCCTGTTCTTCGGTCTGTTCTTCGAGGTCGCTGTCCGACGCCGAAGCGAGGGACACTTCCTCGTCGTTTCATGTACTTATTGTCACCGTCTGCCAGTCGTCGGACGTCGATACAGTAACATCAGACAGCTCACCGCGGACTTTAAGATTGCCGCTGTAGGTGTAAATGTTGATGTTGTCACCCTCAGTATTGGGGATAACAGAGTAGCTGCGCATTTTAGCGTCGGCTGTGAGCGTAGTAGTGCCTGTAGCGGTTGTGGTATCAACAATGATGATACTGCGCACTGCCTCATCGCCGAGCTTCTCATTGTCAGTGATGTCGATTATGTCGTTCTGAACATCAAGTCCCGTGTGCCTATCAAACGCATATGCGTACGAAGGCGCGAATCCAACAACGTCAGTCTGCTGGAAGGGCTCGTCGACGTACTGACGGCTGTATTCGATAGGGTTCTTGCTCGCCGAGAACTGAGTGAATTTTTTCATACGGTGATAGGTCACTGTAGTCCCAGTCCCGGGGACGCCGTAGAATGCGAGAATCTTGTGTCTTTCAACTATTCCCATAGTTAATCCTCCTCATAGATTAGTCGTAGCTGTGTCTGATACCTCGCGGTATCTGACTCGGCGGAAAAGGCGTATCCGCCAGTCAGCACTTCGAGGCTGACTGCGGAACGTCCATCACCGAGGTCGGGCAATATGCCCTCCCTGTTGTTTTCTTCGATCCAAAGAGCAAAGTCTTCGTAAAACCCGAGGTTCGCGATGTTCTGCGTCACTTCTTCGCCGAAATATTCGCGGCTCGCGAAGATGAACAGGAACTGCTTCTGGCAGTCTCCGTCAACGTAACGCTTGTATATCGGGTCGCACGGGACTGTTTCGACTACATATTCAATCGGCTTGTTTCCGAGAATGTCAACCAAGAGACAACCGTCCTTGAGCTGAGGAAATGTCACGATGTAGTTGCGGATACACTCGATGATTGAATTTATACTCATTTCCCTTTCACCCCTTTCAGAATGTCTTCCTTATGGTCGGCTTTCATTCGCTCGAGCCAGAACTTGCCTCGATTGTGACCATCTTTGCTCGAATAACCTTTGTTAATGTAGTATTCACGCCGTGCTTTAGGCTCGGTATTGATGATAACTCCAGGAGTTTGCACCTTATGCGCTTTGCTCATTTTGCCCCAGTTGGGGTACTTGTGATCAGCAATAGACGTATAGTCCTCAAGGCGGCGAACTACCTCGTTGTCGATGTAGTTCTGCGCCTGTCGGATGTTCTTCTCCGAACGTGCAGTAAAATCGGGTGCAAGGCTTAGCCCTTTGAATTCGATCATATTTGTCACCTCACGATGAGCTCAATGTGCTGTACTCTCGGCGAGCCGTAGCGCAGGTCCTTTACTTTCATTATCGTGTGCGAGCCCTGCGGGGGCTGTTCGGCGTTAACGATGCCCTTGTATATCTTGTCGTCAGGCTTCGGCAGGTAATCCGTAAAGGCGGCAGGAATACAGACATACGCTTCATCCTGCGCCTCTCTGTCCTTTCCGCCTGCCTGTCCCTCCGACGGCTGCCAGTAAATGTGCCCTGTGACGTGACGGACGTATGTGGGCGACCGATTGAGCACAGTCTTTTCGTAGATTGTGCAGCCTGTCATATTTGTGAACATCGTTTTACTCCTCCGTACCGTAAAGCTCAAGGGCTCCGTATACCTGCCGTTTGAGTCCGAGCTCCTTCAGCTCGTTCCGCAGGAAGTACAGTGACTGCCCTGCATTGAGATATGTCATAGATATGCTGTAGCTGCCATTCGTTTCCGATCCCTGAGAGAGCGCCGGGGTATTATCGGATATAGCATTAATAGCCCTGACAACAGACTGGATAACGACGTTCTTGACTATCTCTGAATAGTCTTCGTCGCTGTCTACCATCTCATCAAGATCCATACTATATCTCTTAGCTATGTTCCTGAGCTTAGCAGAAGCAGTCGGAAGCAGCACTTCTGCCGCTTCACTCTGCTGATTCGTCAGGCTTATCCCCAGCGCTGTTATGTCGCTTGCCTTTGCGTACGCTCTTACCGCCATTACTCTGTTCCTCCTCGTCGGGCTCTGTATCAGAATCGTCAACACGCTTCCAGTCGGGTGAGATGAGCTCAGAGGGTATTTCTATTTCCGTTCCGGTGCGGATATTCCTGTACTTATTCATTATTCACCTCAAGCAGAAGCTACGATACGAGCAAACGAGCTTGCATCAAGGATAGCCCAACCGATGAACGCCTCGGAGCGGAAGCATACCTGATTCTTGCGCTTGAGGTCGCCCTGTCCGTCAGGATCACCGAACTCGATTATCTCAAACGTTACGTCCTCAGCATAGCCCCAACGGAACGCACTTGCGAAATCGCCGACAATCGCACGGTCAAGGCTACTGCCGAATGATACTGTGCTGTTGATATCTGCCTTCATTCCGCCGAAGTTACCGGGGTTAGAGCCGAAGCGGAACTCGGGATACATGGGTGCGTGAGAATCAGCCATCTTCATTGAGCCGAGAGCTGAACCGAACGCAGGAGACATGATAATGCCCGTAACGTCGTTCTCAGCTGCCTGTATAGGCGATACTGCACTGTCGATGTTGTCGTCGGGGGTCAAAGCATTGTATGTTACCGTGGCTGTTACTGACTTGTCGAAGCAGTTGTTTCCTATGATTGTCGATTCGGTGTTTGTCTTGGGGTTAACACCGTGGATAGCACAGATGTCGATTGCTCTTGCTATCTTCTTTGCGAAGCCATCGCTGAATGCGTTGAGATAAGGAAGTCTCTTCTCGTTTGACATCTTCATGAACTCGCTGGTCACGCGGTGCTGATATACGACCTTGATAGGTACCATAGACACGGGCGACCAGTCCGCTTCGTTTGCGGGCTTCTCATCACCTTCGCCTACAATAGCGGCTTCGCCGTCCATGCTGAAGACGAAAATGTCAGTACCGCTGAACGGTACGCCTTCACTCTGACTGAGCTTCGCGAGTGAGGAATGACCTTTTACCTTGTTGAACATCCCAAGCGAGAGCTCATGAGGAAAAAGTGTGCTTGCTGATGTAATGGTTCCCATAGTAATTATCCTCCTGTCTTAGTTGTTTTCGAGCGCGGCAAGCATTGAGAGCTGTGCAGCGGTCTTTGAGTTTGTGGCGCCCGTATCGCCCGAGAACTTTGGCGAGGGCTGCTTCTTGGGTGCGAGATAGCCTGCGAGCGCGTCAGCGTCCTTGCTGATATCCTCGGCAGTTTCGCCCGCGAGCTTGTCGGCGAGAGCTATGGGTATGCCCTTCTCGCTTGCGGTCTTGATTTTGAGCATTTTCAGCTCATACGCCTTGTTCTGAGCACTTGCGTCGTCGCGCTCTTTCGTGAGCTTGGCAGTGTCCTCGGGAGATGTCCAGCCTTCATACTGCTTCTTGGTCTCTTCAACCGCAGAAGCAACAGTTGCCTGAACAGCAGCATCAAACTCTGCCTGCGTTGTAATCGGGGTGAATTCCATTGACTTTTCCTCCTTTTCGGGATTATATTTCTTTGTAACTCCTGCATTTATCTGTGCAGGAACAGCAACAAAGCTCCATTCGTAGGCGTCCGTGACGTCGTCGAGTATCACATGACACGTCTTACCAAAATATTCCTTGCCCTTGACGTGCTCGCAAGCTGTCTCATTTTTATTACAGCCGCATATCGAGCAGATACGCTTATTCGCGGAACAGCCGACGCTTACCTCTTTCTTGATTCCGCCGTCTATCTCGGCGATAAGGTCCTTGTTCGTGTCGGTACGCACCATGTATGCCATACCCTTGAGGTACTTATAGGGCGCTCCGTATTTCGTCGTTTTCGTCGGGTCTGTGATGACCTCGGTATCATAGATTCGCGCTGTCTGATTCTCAGACGTTGGATAGTGGTCGAAAATACCTGTTTTGCCGATGAAAAGACTCTTCATCTTATCAAGAGCCGAATCGGAAAAGCGCTCTATATCCCTGTCGATGTCATTGTCGCAGAGAGTGACAGGAAAAGCATAGAGCTCATCGTCTCTGAACGCCCTCCGCGTAAATCGGTTGATTTTTTCGAGTGTATCCTTGTCCATACAGACACTCCTTTCTGAAAATGGGTATAAAAAATGCACTTGCGAGGGACATTTATGTCCTTAGCAAATGCTTATCAGTATTTTATGATCTGCTCTTTCTTCTCGGGCTTCGTAGAAGAGCATAGCCAGTGAGCGAGAGAAACGGACTCGACAAGCGAGACATCAGCTCCCTCGAGAATGGAAGTGTATCCGTAGCCGCCCGATGAACCGATAGCCCTATGTTCGCAGTTGGATATAGCCTGCGTAAGCGCGGGTTGTCCGCTGTGGCATATCTGACCGCCGAAAAGCTGTCCCTCGAAAAGCGTGTTCGCCTCGATAACGTCAGAAACTTTCGGGAGGATAGCCTTGCACTTCACTCCCGCGTCCTTCATCTCGTTTTCGAGGATATTCTGATTGCCCGCGCCGTCGATAGCGACCTTCTCGGCACTGTTCGCGAGCAGATACGCGATTATCCAGCTGTTACCTTCCCTCGTAGGTCGGCAGTCTATAGCCTCAATGAACACCCTGTTATCGGATGTGCGGACGGCAACCGAAAGCGAAACGTTCGAGGTCGCTTTTGCGTATTTTACCCCATAGAACAACTTAACCGGTGTTTTCAGCTCCGGTTTTTCGATGATATAACTCTCCCATTCCTTGAGGCTGATAGCCGATTTCTGAGAATATGCGAGCCATAAGCCAAGGCGCTGAATATTATCATCGACCTGGTCGTCACCGAGCTCATCGCGAATAGTACGCTCGCTGAGGATATACCCGAGAGACGGATTGGTTTTATACCACAGCTCAGGGTCGTGAGCGTCTGATAGCTTCGGAACGCTCCACTCTGCCCAGCCTGAATTTGTATTCTTACCTGTAAGAGTATTCTGTCGGTATTTCTGGAATACCGTACCCGATGATACAGAAGTCGGTGGAGTGCCGCACATAAGCGTCTGCGGATTCGGTGAGCTCGTCACGACGTACTTTAGTGCGCTCTCCTGGTCGGCGGTGTACTCCTGAGCCTCGTCTATCATAAGGTCATCATATCCCTCACCGAGTCCGCCCTTGCTTGAACGGGTGCGGAAGTTGATAAGGGCGCCGCTGTTATCCCTGAGCCACTCGATGCGTTCTGTGCCGCGGGTCTTATAGGTCTTGAAGTCGACGTCCTCAACGTAGCCTGCTCCCGACAGCTGTGAGACACATCGCTCCCACGCACTGTTTGACGTAGTCGTTCGGTGGGCGGTATACAAAACGCGCCTTCCGTGAGTAATACCCCAGATGGCGCGTGCGATAAGTATTTCAGATTTTCCGTTTCGGCGCGGTATCGACCAGCCGAATTTCATGTGTGTCCACAGCCCATTTTCATCCACTGCCATGATGTCTTCGAGCATAAGCTCCTGCCATGGCATTGTATTACGGCGGGATCTGTTGTATAGCTCGCAGGCTTCCTCTCCGAGGGAGTGCGAGTAAGGCAGAACAACTGAAAGAGTCGGTTCTTGTCTGCCCACACGCTTGTCGAGCATTAGACCGCTCCTTTCGTTATAGGCTCAATGGCTCAAAGCGACTTCCAGTCGAAAGTCAAAGGCAGCACTCGGTTCGATATAAGCTCGGGAGCTGCTGCAAAGTCAATTTTCTGCACAAGCTTGTCGGACTTCTGCCGGTTGCAGGTCATGTGCGCAAGCTGAAGATTGGAAATGTCGGAAGGGTCGCCACCCTTCGCGACAGGTATGATGTGGTCGATACACGGCGAGAGCGGGTGAGGGAATTTCAGCTTGAAGTCTACTCGCTTACCGCAGATACCGCATATCGTCTGCGTCGCGTATATCTTTTTCTTGTTGCTGTTGAACTGCGCTCTCTGAGTGCCGTTGTGGTCGGGGCGGAGATTCGGCTTCGCCATAGTTCACCTGCTTTCGGGTATAAAAATAGCATCTGCTGCCGACATTGTTGTCGGTCGCAAATGCTTAGTGTTCTTTGAGTTCGACACAGAAGACGTGGTCGAAGTTGTATATGCCTATCCACGCGCCCTTCTGCTTTACGATTATTGCCTTGCCGTCGTATGCGTAGTCGTCCCATTCTCCTTTGCCGTAGGAGATCGTTTCACCGCTCTTGAAGGTGATCTCTATTCTGTCAGCGCTCTCCATTTTCTCACCTCTTTCCGTGTGCAGTTGACTGCACAAATGGGTATAAGAAAACCGCCTTGATTTGATTACTCAGGGCGGTTTTTATCTTCAAATTTGAATTCGTTTTTACATGCTTCGATTTCACGTACATTTATCTCATGAAAAACATACTCAAGTGGAATTCCTTTCGGAAATGCTTTACACGTCATTTGCTTAGTCTCAGGATCCAATCCAGTATAATTTACACACTTGTCACAATCAGAGAATTGAATCATATTGACACCCCCAGATACGAACGCAACAGTTCTTTAGCCTCATCTGGAATCTTATTGACTTCTCCTCGTTCTAAAAGAACACCAGACTCAGCAATACACTCAAATCCATTCTTCATAGCAGTTGGGCTAATACCAAGAATTTGAAGCCCTTCCAATTCTTCATGCTGGGCATCAATTTCTCCTTTGTTCTTTCCATAAAATGTTCTCGCATGGTAGATTTCGTGTATAACAGCTTCACGAAGAGATTGAATCACAGACACATCTGAATCCTCTATTTCGTTATCAAGCTGTTCAACACTCTTTCCACCAAGGAAAGAGGAATTCAGATTAAGTACAATATCATAAAATGTGCCATTTTGAACAGGATCAGTCTGCATAACAATTTTGGAATCAAGAGACAATACCCTGACACTATCAAACTTGAACTGATCTTTGTATTCATCAAGAACGTTGAATATAGCTTCTGCAACTTCTTCAGTTATTGGCGACTCAGTTACTGCTGCTTTAATATCATCTAACCTTATGTTCATAATATCACGTTTTTCACCGTTTGTCAACCCTCTGATTTGTGCAAGATTCCTCTGCTCGATACCTCTGCCCTCGGCTTCCGAAATCGTTGGTGCCGTGTAGTCAGCGGCGTTCGCGTTCGGTAGTTCTTCCCACGTCTTTGAGCGTGAGCCGTTGGCGTTCTGCTTGCCGCGGAGCACCTGTCCGTCGTAGATTATAGTGCAGTCGCAGTTATCGTGCCTGCGGAATATACCGTCGGGCTGGTCACCGAACTCGTACTTTCCTGCGACATCACTGCACCACTCGCAGCACTTCGTACCGATACGAACGATATAGCATTTCAGCCCCGCGTCATGCCGGAACTGAGCGTTCTCTTTGATACAGTCATCGTGGTAGGACTTGGTTATCGTCTCACAGCCCGCTCTTGCTCGGCGTTTGATAACGCTCTCCGCCACTGTCGGGTCGATGAGCGAGTGCGTGAACTGGTCGACGCGCTCGGCAGGAAAGTCGGGCTGCTGAGGTCTGATGTGTATACCTGCCTGTTCGTCCAGGAGCGTCTGTGTCTTCGCGTAGATGCTATTGACGTCACCGTAGCAGTCACGAAGGAGCTGTGTGACTATGCCCTCTCTGTCGTCGAGGTCAAAAATATTCGCAGAGACCTCACGCCCGAGTATATGAGAAAGCACACGAGCATACTCAGCGGAGTCCGTGAGCGTCGCCGTGCCGTTCTTGATTCGCTTCACGACCGCTCGAAGTGACGGGTCAGCGGCGAGCTTTTTATCGAGTGCAGCACGAAGCTGCTTATACTCAGTCACTGTCGCTCTCCAATCCCGTTATGCGGTGGACAGCCTTCGCACCGATGAAGTCGGGTACCGCCTGATTAATCTTGTAGATAGCGTCGCCGAGAGCTCCGAGAGCTGCGGCGTCTGGCTCGAATATGGGCGCCCACACGGGCTTGGTATTCGCGAAGGCGCGGCGGTCGTAGGTCACGTTGTCGCGCACACACGCAGCGAGAAAGCCCGCGTTGAGGAAGCCGACACCAAAGGTACGCTGTGCCTTTCGGGCGGCAAGACGGAGCTGTTCGTGGCTCGCACGGATAGCGTCATAGTTCTGCGGGTTTGCCGTCGAGAAGCCGAGGTCGTCGATAGTGAGATTTGTTTCGCCTGCGAACACGGACGCGAAAGCTTTTAGTTCCTCGACATACGGAGCCATGCTCTGCTGCTGGAACTGTCCCATTGTCGGTTTATTGCCTTCCTCGTCGTTTCCGAACGCGAGGAACGAGGACATCGTCGCCTTTGGTTTATCGAAGCCTGCTATTGCTGTATCTGAGAGTCCGAGCACATACTTCTGAGGGAAACTATAAAATTCGGCTGACACGTCCATACGTCGGAACGTCCTCAGAACCGCCTGCGTGATGTCGATGCAGGTCCGTGAAATGCGGCTGTGTCCAAACGGACGCCGAGCGTCAGGGCGGTTTATAATCGGCACAAGTAGCGGATACGGCGCACTGTGAACGAGCGTCAATGACTCGTCGAGCTTGCCGTGAACGTAGTAATCGGTCTGGAACGGGCGGAAATATGCCTCGAGCGTAGGCGTTTTGTGTTCATCACGTTCGAGAACGGCATATCCCTCGGTCAATAGGTTGGTTGTGGTGTCGATAGTTCCAGTGGCATTGCCGCCGTCGATGACCTGCATGAACGGGTACCCGTCATCACCACGCCCAATGTAGATGAAACTACACGAGCTGATGAGGGCGGACAGTATCGAGCTGTCAGGAAGCACGTCGGGGTTGTTGAGAGTGAATATGCTTCCGATCTGGAAGTCGTCGTTATCGAATCCATCGAACACGACCCTGTCAGCTATACTGTCTACTGCCTTCGCGCACCAACCGAGCGAGTATGCGAGCCAACGAAAGTCAGAGGGAATCATACTGCTGAAATCGTTGATACGGTTTTTCATCTCATAATACTGATATCTCGTAGATACTCTCAGCGACTTCTGTGCCAGTTTTTTCTTGAGATACGGGAGTCCGTATTCCATTATTTTCACCTCTGATTTCTTTCAGCGCAGTTTTTTGAGCAGTGACGCGGTTGTAGTGCACGCTTGCCCTTGC